AAATATGTAATTGTATAATATCGATAGAATTTATGGTCTAGGTGGTTTTACTGCGGAATCTGGTTGTTTTCGTACTTCAAATACCTTATCGTATTCTTCGTCTTCATTGTATTCTTCGTCTTCCCCTTTTTTTCCTATTTGCCCCACAGTATATTTGTTTTCTTGATAAATCTTAATAAATTCTTTAAAATTTGAAACTGTGGCTAGTTCTTCTTTGTTTTCTAATGGAAACTTAAATAAAACAATATTCTTTTTTGGCAATAAATCTAAAAATTTATAAAATTCAGGATGGTTGACATCCTCGTTATTTTTTACGTATTTATTTATCGCTAAATCTAAAAATTTTTCGTAGTTTTCTTTATGTAAATAATTTACTGTTTTAGGATTTTTATAATTAAAAATTTGAACGAGGTCTTTTTTTGGATATAATTGAAATATATTTGGATCTATGTTAAGATTTCTAGAAAGAAGTTGTAAATCTGGGTTGTTTTTTTGTGATTTTAGTAAAAATTTACACATATCAGGTCTATTAATAAATATTGACTCATTTTCATTAGATGACTTAATAATTTTTATAATTTTAGTAGGATTCTTATTCTTTATATCATTTTCAGACATAATATCTAGGGTGTATATATAGGGTCCTTGATAAAGCATACCATCTATTTGTGCCTCATTACTTCCACCTAGTAATTTTTTTTTTAAATTTAAATATTTATTTTTATACTTGATATATTTTTGTTTAAAATTCATTATATATATATATATATTATAAAAAATTAAAATTATTGAATAGAAAAAGGATTGATAAATGGTCTAATTGTGGCTAATAAAACATAATAAAAAGCAGGATTATTGACATTTCTTTTATATTTAACTGAAATAGTAGAATTTAAAGGAAACGAATCATCAAAATATACTTGTAATTTAGCATTAGGTTTTCCAATTATACCATACATAACAGAGTTTTTAATAATATGATTGTTAATTATATCTACTAAAATAAAATGATTATTAAGTAAAGATGGATCTGATAAGTCAAACTCATATAAAAAATTAGTAAAAAATGATAAGTTTTGATTAACTTCATTATTAATTAATATAGCATTATCTAATGAAACTTTATAATTAATAATATTATTTGGTATAGTGCATTCAATAAACCATTTACTAAAATCAATATTTATAATACTAATTTTTGAATGTAGAAGATTAATATTATTAATAGAAAAATGATTAGAATTATCAGTAGAAAATATTAAATCTGATGTGATTAAATCAGAAGAGGAGATTTTAGTTGTGCCAGATGCTATATCATTAGAATATGTAGAAATAGAAAATGAAGTAAGTGGTGTATTAATAACAAAATTATAAAACGCTCCTAAATTAGTGACAGAATTAATATTAGGTAATGTAATATGAAGTGTTTTATTAAGATTAGTAGAATGTATTAATTTAATATAAATATTATTATTATTAAAGTTTATAGGAAATTGTGTAAATAAATCTGTATTATTATTTAATGTATCAACTAGTGTAATCATATTTGATTGAATTTGAGTAATTTTAAATTGTGAATTAGAATATAATGTATTAATATAGTTAAAGTTTTCAAATTGGACTATATCATTAATAGAAAAAGTATGATTACGAAGAGTAATTTTGTTAATAGCATTAATAGATAAAATTTGTTTGTAAGTTTTATTAGAATATAAACAAAAATAAGAATTATTTAATTTGGATGATGTTTTGAAAATATTAATAATATTATTTAGAGTATTATCATAATTATTAAATGTTTCTAATCTAAATGTATTTCTAGTAGTTTCAATAACTTTATATAAAACAAAATTATTTGCGAGATTATTATTTAAGATATTAACGTTTTGTAATGTTATAATATCATTAATTTTTAAGTTATGATTATTAGAATGAAATAATTGTAAAGGATATTTGGTAGTTTGTGTAATTTGTTTTTTATAGATAGGTTGATTTATATTATTTATATAAAATGTAGAATTAGAATGAGAAATATCTAAATTGAAATTATTATTAACATCAGTATGAATAGTATTATTTAAATAAATAATATTATCTAAATCATTAATATTAAAATTGTTAATTCGTGTAATATTAGAAACTGAAAAGTTTGAAGATTTGAAATCCATACTATATATTTAAATAATTTATTTTTTAAATTGTGTTAAATAAAATAATATAATTTATTATATATATTATGACTGGAAGTTTATTAACATTAGCAGCAAATAAGACAGGTGAATTGGATAAAAATATAACAGGAAATCCTAGTATAACTTTTTTTAAGAATGTATATAAACAACATACAAATTTTGCTAAAGAAGTAATAAAAATATATTTTTCAGATTCGGAAGTAAAATTAGGAGGAACACATAATTGTAAAATTCCACGCAAAGGTTCATTATTAAGTAAATTGTATCTTTATGTAGAATTACCTGATTTAGTTAGTTTAAATTCAAATGAAAGTTGGAAAGGTTATGTAAATAGTGTTGGTTTTAGTTTAATAAAATCAATATCAATAAAAATAGGTGGAATGAAAATAGATACAATAGATGGACAGTTATTAGATATATATAATGAATTATATAATCAAAATTCTGATTCTTTGGTAGGTAAATTTAATAGTGATATAACATTACAAAATAATTCTAAAGCATTAAAATTATATATACCATTAAATTTTTGGTTTACACAAAATGAAGGTTTAGCACTTCCGTTAGATGCTTTAGAGTTTCATGAAATAGAAGTAGAAGTAGAATATAGAAAGATAACTGAATTAATCAAATGTAATATTTCAAATATAACATTATCTAATGTAAATATAGATTCATATTTAATAGGAACATTTATACATTTAGATGATAAAGAAAAAGAATATTTTATGAAAAAAGAGCACAATTATTTAATAGAGCAAAATCAAATATTACCAGAATTTGATATATCTACATCAGTAAATACTGTAAAAGTTCCTTTAGACTTTCAAAATCCAGTAAAGGAGATATTTTGGATAGTATTGGATGAGAAGAATCATACAGAAAATATAAAAACAGGTAATAATTGGTTAACATATACTTCAATAGCAAGTTCAAATAGTGATACATTTACATCTGCTAAAATAATTTTAAATGGAAATGATTTATTAGATTATATGAATGCTGTTTATTATAGAGATGTAATGGCATATGAGAATTATACTAGTATACCAAGAAAACATATATATTCTTATTCATTTTCATTAAATGGAGCAAATCATATTCAACCATCAGGTTCATCGAATTTTTCAGGTTTTAATAGATGTTTTTTAGAAATAAATTTTAATGAAACATTTAATGTAGGTGGTGTATGTAATGGAAGAATAAAGGTATATGGAACAAATTATAATGTATTTCGTATAAAAGATGGAATGGGTGGGTTATTATTTAATATGTAAATTATTTATATAATATATAATATATTATATATAATGCCATCTGGTTTAATAAAATTAATTTATACTGGAGATGAAGAAAAGGTTTTTTATGATAATCCTAAAACAAATTTATTTCATAAGGTGTATAAGAAATATATGAATTTTTCAAAAAATCCTTATAAAATAGATTTTTATACAGCTTCAGACATAACATTAAAACCTAATAATATGGATATTTATTTAACAGAATCTATAGGAAATTTTATAGGAACTATAACGATGGAGATTGAATTAAATAATTATGAATCAACTTTTGATATAAAAAATTTATTTGAGAAGATTGAATTATATTGTACTAATACTATAATAGATATAATAACACCGGATTTATTAAATATTTATAGTAATATGTATTATAATGAAAAAGAATATAATATTTATAAGAATTTATATGAAAGTAATCATAGAAATAAATATTTTATACAATTAATGTTTCCATGTATAAAAAAAAATTCATATATACCTTTATATTTATTAGATAAAGAAAATTTATATTTAAAAATATATTTTAATAAAGTTCAACCTTATAATATAAAAACTATGAGTTTAATAGTAGAATCAATAATTTTAGATGATTTAAATTTTTTTAGGAAAAATAAATATGAATGGTTAATTGAGACAATTAATTATATAGAAAATATAGAATTAAAAAGTTCTGTTTATGGAGAACAAAATAATGTAATCAGATTAAAAGATTATTTTAGTAAAATGACAAAATGTATAATCTGTAAGTTTTATAATGGAAATATATATAATTTAAAATTACGTGTAAATAATAATATTTATGTAATAGATTATGAAAGATTATCAAAATTAAATTTGCTTGAAAATGATTTAAATAATAATGAATATAATTTAAAAAACAGAGAAAAAATACTTATAATACCATTTTCAATATTTAAGACAAAAATATCAGGATTTGTAAATTTTAATGAAGTTACAAATTGTGATTTAGAAATAAAACCATTTAATAATTTATCTGAAATAAAGTTTCATGCAGTTCAAATTTTAAATAATACAGATAATTTTTATTTTATAGAAACATTATTACCTAAAGTAAATGTAAATGGTGGAAATAAATCACCAACAATATTAATATTAAGAAGTATTGTTTATCAATTAGTAAATACAAATACCTCTATAGCACTTAGTAGAACATATAATGATGCTAAAAATAAAACAAATATAAATTCATATGAATTATCAGAATTAAATGAATTATTAGTAAATGATTCATCAATAACAGAATTATGGTATTATGATAAAGTATTAGATGTTGAACCAGGTAAGTTTGAAATAAAGGAACCTCACGAATATCAATTAGATAAATCTATTTTAAATATTTATTCAATAAATTATGACATATTTAGTATATATGATGGAAAATTAAATATATATTAAATAATAATATTTAAATATATTTATTTTAATATATATATGACTGGTGGATTATTACAATTGAAATATATAGGTGCTGACGGTAATAAATTTGTAGGAAATCCTCAAATATCATTTTTTAAGAGTGTATTTAAATCATATGGAAATTTTAGTTCAGAAATGGTAAATGTATTTTTTATTAAAACTCCATCTTTTAATAGTTTTACACAGTGTAAAGTTCCTATAAATGGAGATTTAATAAATAAAATATATTTAAGTGTAGGATTAAAAATAAATGTTAATAGTTTTTTTAATTTAACTAAATTCGAAGGTTTAGCAGGAACAACTGGCACATCATCTATAAATAGAAAAGATATATCTAATACAAGTTTTATAGGAGGACAAGGTTTTTTATATGAATATGATAAAAAATTAAATAATAATTATAATTATTTATATAATTACAAATATAAATTAGATGAATCATTATTTAATTCAGGCGGTGTCACAAATAAAATAGATAAAAATTCTTTAATTATATCTGAGATAAATATTAATAATACTTTTAGTAATTTATTTAATTTAAGTGATAATATATTAAATTTGATGAATGTCACTACAGAAAAATTATATGTTTTATTTCTAAGTAATGGACAGTATTATAATGCGATAGTTTATATAAAATATATAAAAGAAGATTTTACAAAATTTATAAAGAATGTATCATTTGAAATAGATGAATATATAATTGATAAACATGATACAAAATGGTTATTAGCATATAATAATTATTTTAATAATGATACATCAAATATAATAACAAATGAATTAAAATATATAACTCCTGAAATGTTTAATCAATCAATAAAATTATATATTCCTTTGAGATTTTATTTTACACAACATACAACAAATTCATTACCTATATCAGCATTATATCATTCTAGTTGTATGATAAAATTATATACAAACAAGGAAAATGATAGTTTTAGTTTTATTAATGAAATATTAAATACTTGTGAAATAGAACATTGTAATTTAAATATAAATTATATTCATTTAGATAAAGATGAAAAAAAATATTTTATTAGTAATCCACAAGAATTATTAATAGAACAAGTGCAACATCAACAAAATTTAGTGACAAATAATTTGGAAACAAATATAGAATTAACATTTACATATTTATGTAAATATTTGATTTGGAATATTCCATATAATTATTATTTAGAAAAAGCAAAAATAGTATTTAATAATCAAGATTTATGTGAAGAATTGGATGGAGAATATTTTCATTTACTTCAACCATTAGAATATGATTTAGGTAATAGTGAATCATTTTCACGTATGGAATATAATAAAAATCGAAATGGCACATATTATTTATATAGTTTTTCATTAAATCCTAAACAAAATCAACCTTCAGGTTTATGTAATATGAGTCGTATAGATGATAAAAATTTAAAAGTATTGATTAAAGATATAAATAATTCTTCAAATAATAATGATATTGATATTGATTTATATTGTGTAAATTACAATTTTTTAATTATAAAAGGTGGAAAATGTAAACTAATGTTTTAAAAAGAATTATTGTTTTTTTTTTATTTGTTTTTTCTTTATATATATTATAATATGGGAGGTGGTTTAATCCAATTAGTTGCTTTAGGTTCCCAAGATGTTTATTTAACAGGAAATCCCCAAATAACTTTTTTTAAGGCAATATACAAAAGATATTCAAATTTTGCTAAAGAATGTGTAGAACAACCATTAGATGGTTCTGAACCAACAAATCAAGATGTAAGAAAACAATGTATTTTAACAAGAAATGCTGATTTAGTTCAAGAAATTTATTTAAAAAGTTCAATAACATTAACTTGTGCTAGTGGGCAATTTGAACCTGAGTTATTAGACTGTACTTCATTAATAAAGAGTGTAGAAGTTCATATTGGTGGAACAAGAATTGATAAACATTATTCTCAGTGGTTGGATATATATAATGAATTATTTGAAAAAAATCATAAAATAAGAGAATCATTAACTACAATAAACTTTGAAAATTCAGTTGTTCCACATACAGGCACAACAAATTCCGGTGATATATTTATCCCATTAAGATTTTGGTTTAATAGAAATCCAGGTTTAGCATTACCTTTAATATCATTACAATATCATGAAGTATCAATTACATTTGAATTATCTATAAAAAAATTAAGAGGACAATTATTTACAAGTAGTTCTGCTACTGAAAAGACTATTGTTCCTCTTACAAGTTCAACTCCAACTAGTGGTAATATTCAAATAAAAGTAGAAAATTCTAAATTATTAACAAATTATATTTATTTAGATACAGAAGAACGTAGAAACTTCGCTCAATTGGATCATGAATATTTAATAGAACAGGTTCAATTTACTGGAGTTGAAAATAAAAATAAATTTATTATGACATTTAATCATCCTATTAAGGCATTATTTTGGAATATTTATAAAAATGATTCATCATCTTCAAATAATAATGTATTGAATGTTAATGATTTTAAACTTACATTAAATGGTCATGATAGATTTACTTCACAACCATATGATTATTTTCATTTAATTCAACAATATGAATGTAATTTAGGTAATAATTTTACTATGCATAATATAAATAGAACTTGGACTTTTGATTGTAATAGAGCATCAGTTTCACATAATACTGCTTTATATTCATTTTGTTTACATCCACAAGAATTTCAACCTTCTGGAACTTGTAATTTTTCTAGAATTGATACAGCAGAATTAAATTTTACAGGTTTTGATTCAGTTAATCATTCATTATATTTATTTGCTCTAAATTATAATGTATTCAAGGTTATTGGAGGTCAAGGTGGATTAACTTATGCTAATTAATTTTATATAATATTTAAAACTTTTTTTATATAATTATATTAATGACAGGTAGTTTAATACAATTAATATCAGTTGGACAACAAGATAAAGAATTAATTGGAAATCCTGAAATATCCTTTTTTGTAAGTGCCTATAAAAGATATACTAATTTTGAAAAACGTCAACATATAATTAAATCATATAATTTTAAGAGTCCTAGATTGGATAGAACAGCTCCAAGTTCGGAAGAAATTAATGTTTCATATGAACTTCCAAAAGGTCCAGATTTAGTTCAAGAAATGTTTTTAAAAACTAATATTAAAATAAATAATTATATAAATAATTTTTCATTAATTAAGTTATTATCTTTGAATGAAATTTCAATTACTGTATCAAAAGAGAATTATGATTCTAATCCAATAAAAAAAGATAAATTTATTTATTTTAGAAATGATATATATAATTTTGAAAATGATGAATATAAAAAAATAATCTTAAAAAATACTGCTTATAAAGTATATCAAGAGGTTGTGACACAAACAACTGATACAACAATAACACAAACTATTAAAGTTTTTAATGATTCTACTAATACAGCTTATTCTACACTATTAAGACTATTTAAATATAATAATAATAGTTATGTACCAATAGATCAAGATATAATCTATAT